TTACGATATTCAATAATATCATTAGCGTAAGCAACAAAGTTTTGATTATTTGGGCCACGACATACTATGCTAGGTTCCGCATTATCAAAACTACCAATGTCGTCAAGTATTAGATATCTAGTGCCAGTAGTGGGATTTAATATTGCGCTGTTTACTTTGACACTTAATGGATCAATAATAGCTGCCACTGGATTTAATGTGTTTGCTGGTAGCGTATCTACAAACGGTGTGTATAACACTTGTGTATTATCGCCAGGGTGTACAGCAAATGTTCCCACTATTTCGCTACCTGTGGCTGTTAGTAATTTAATTGTACTGATACCATTCTTTACTTCACCAAATGTATCAAACAATGCTGTCCAAGTATCTGGACTACCAATCTTTACGCTGCCACTGGCTATGTTACCAATTGATGTTGTGTTTTGATCAAGATCTTCACGCTTGAGTAACACCAAGATATTACCAGTGTACAATACTTTATACTGCATGGGTCTAAATGCAGTTCTGGCCATTTGCTTGTTGTTGTCCATGATGTCGTTCATGTAGTTCTGATATGCAGTACTGCCTGGAGTTGATCCTGAGCCACCACCACCACGGTTGCTAGGAAAGCCATCTGCGCCAGTAGTACCACCGCTACCACCTGATCCAGCACTGTCAAACATATTAGTAATCATTTTCTCAATAGCACCATACTTCTTGACTGCTGCAGGAGCACTGATCCAAATAGGTATTTCAAATGTCATTGTGGCAATGTCAATAGGTTCTTCTGCGCCAACAGGAACACTTCTTGAACTCCATGACATGTCTGTTAATGTTACTACAGTCAAGCTGGTCCAGTCAACATAATTGTCACTGCTTTGTATTTCCATTGACGGATTAAACAATACCATTAACTGTTCTAGTAACTGTAATTTTTGTTCGGTATTACTGGTCCATACATCTGCCTTTAAGGTCAACTTGTAAGGAACTGGCATAGGACGATCAACAGTGACCAAGTCACCTTGTTGATTGGTATATTCTCCAGTGTCTGGATCATATTTACGTTCTCTTAATCGTACAGAAGATACCATGCTTGGATCTTGTACACGTTCACGATCATAAGTTAACGCACTGACGTACACAGCTATTGCTGGAACAGCACTTAGGGTGTTCTCACTGTTGTTCTTTAAGATACTGGCCACTTGTCTTGAACTGTCACCATAGTAAACAGGTACACGTTGTAGTGCTATAACATTATTACGGTCTTTACCAAACTCAACTTGAATGTTAGAAATCATACGCATAAACTGCGTAATGAAACGTCTTACTTGACCATCATAGAAAAAGTCACGTGCCATGTTAATTGTCCGCCCTTGGTTTTAGTGCCTTGCTTAGACTGGTCTTCTCTGTGCGTGTAACGCCACTAGCATCAGTCCAAGTGTTTTCATTATTAATAAAGCTGCCCAACCGAGTCTTGTTCTCACCAGGTGTAATGTTGGTACGTACAGCATCTTCAATCTTGTTCCAACGACGTCCGTCGTATCTAAATAATCTATTTGGCAAGTAATCTAACCTTAAGAAATAATCCCCAGCGTCTGGCAGTACCGGGAACACAACACCTGATCCCATTGGCATACCATTTGGTGCAGTACCGTCACCACTCAAGTAACCTTGTACTTTGGCTGTACTTGATAATGCTGCACGATCTGCTGTGGTTAATGTATTATCTGCACGAACTTGTGCGCTATCAATCGTACCAGCACCTGGGGGTTCTCCGGGCTTGCCGTTGGTGTCAACAGCTTTGGTGTACAGTATTGAAGTATCGTAACCACTCTTGGGCAAGTCAAGTTCAGCTTGTTCAATAACAGCATCGTTGATATCCAAGTATTTGTTTAGGTTACTTAGATAATCACCAATTGGTGCTGAATTTGCATTGGTTGGGTCACTGAGAATTGTGTTAAGAATATCTTTGTATTCTTGACTGTCTGTCATTGGATTTAGTTTGACACGCCACAAATGTGGCCACCAACTAGGTGTAAACCCTTCTGATGCAAATTGACAATCACTGACTACAAAGAATCTTTTTAGTGCAACAGGTACAGTATTATCTAACGAATTGTAGTCTGTTAGGTGCTGTAATTCTAGTACATCACCATTCATGATCTTACGACCAATGTTCTGTACCATGTCGTTGATATGGAATGTCATAAACAAGGTACCAGTTTGTAAAAACAATCCAAACTGACTTAGGTCAAAACTGTTGTCCTGTACTTGATAAATGCCGCGCATGACATAAACATCTGGGTCATACTTGCGATCACGATTTTCCAAGAATAACAAGTCCTGGATATTTTGGGCACTGGCGTTATCATAAAATGGTGTAGTTGGGGTAGCAGTATCAGCGGTATTTGTACCGGCCACTCCCAAATATTTGTGTAAAAGAATCCCGGTTCCACCAAGTGTGAACATTTCCGAAATTCTGCGGTCAAAGAACTTGTAATCGTTGCTGTGTTGTCCGTCTTTCCAAAGTGATAATCTAGGCACTGTTATATCCTTACTATCTAGTATTTAGTTTGACATTAATGAGCGGACGCTGTATAATTTGGGCATGCTTGAATTTAACTCATTAAATGATTGGCCCTGGGTGGACCAGGAACTGCGTCGTGCCCTACGTGCGCTGCATGATTCTGGCTCAAAACGGCAGCTCGCCAAATTCCGAGATAATTTGCACCACAGCGTCACAGAGCTAAGTAAATCTGAAATTGACATGCGTCGAACCGGCTACGACAAAGACTACGTTGCTAAATTAGCAACAGTTCAGGAACACTTAGCACATTTGCAACAATGGCTTGTTTTCGCAACACTGATTGACAAAAAACCAGAACGGTAGTATAATAGCATATTCCGTCGAATAAGGAGCAAAAATGGCACTAGCACAAAGCATAAAAGCACCGCGCAAAGCACCTGCAAAAACACGTGACCCTGCGTTTAGTGATGAAAAGTACACAGGCACCGAACCGGTGTGGGATACTGAACGTGCAGCAAAAATGACACAGGATGAATTTGACCACTTCCTACGTAAAAGTTTCTTTTATTACAATTATTATTATAGTCAAAAGGATTGTAAGAAGCATGTGGTCAAGTGGATGCAAGACAATGCTTATGCAAAAGCAGATGTTAGTAAATTCATACGCAGTCCAGATCGTGCATTGCCCATGACAGCATGTGGTTTGGTTATGGCAGCACGTCAGGGCATGCCTATGCGAGAAAAAGAATTAACATATTTAAAAGAACGTTTGCACGAAGCAATTAACTCAGATGACTTAGAACCAGAAGTGGTTGTAGATGCCGCAAAGCCTGCAGTACAAGCGGTTCGGGCTCCAACTATTCAGGATCGTTTGAATGAAAAAACTGCCGAGCACCTAGCACACTTTGAAGGCTTGTATGATGAAGTAATAGCCGGAGCCGCAGTCAAGCCAGATGCTTTTAATTATTTGACTGCTAACACAGTACCACAAAGTCAGATTAACAAGTTTGAGCACTTGTTTACAATACGCAAAGGCGAGTTGTTGGTTGCACAAGAACGTCGTGACGAGCAAGTAGAAGAAGCATACAAACATTACAAAGCAGCAGACTATAAGCGTCATCATGCGTTTTTGGATCAACTGTTAAGTGACCTGGATCAGTATCGTAGTGTTAAAAAGACACAAAAGAAAGCTAGAGTCAAACGTGCTCCTAACAAAGAAAAGGTTGTTAGCAAGCTCAAGTACTTGAAAGAAGAAAAGACACTGAAACTAGTAAGTATCAACCCTGTGGATATTGTGGGCGCACAAGAGCTGTGGGTTTATAACTCTAAAACACGCAAGCTCTACAAGTATGTTGCAGACACTCTAACTGGTCCTCTAGGTGTCAAGGGCACAAGTATTACTGGCTACGACGAAGCCAAGAGTGTAGGTAAAACCCTACGTAAGCCCGAAGAAAAGCTAAAAGAGTTTGCCAAATCTACTAAAGTGCAGCTACGCAAGTTCTTAGAGGATATTAAAGCCACAGAAACACAGGGCAATGGGCGCATGAATTCGGACACAGTTCTCTTAAAAGTTCAATAAATATATTGAACTAACGGAACTATGAATGAGCACACCATTTAGCGGCAATGTAACAAGAGAAACTAACTTATCCGACAAGGGTAGTTTAACTACTGTCAATCTGTACAATCCAACGACCGGCACTGGGAATGGGCAAATAGCCTATGACGATGCTCTAGTTACTAGGGGCGAGCTTGATCGTGAACTAAATGCTAGACGTACAGCTATTATAGACTATATTCGTTTGCGACTAGCTGACGGCATAGTTGATGTTGAGCTAGACAGAGAACACTATGATTTGGCTATTAATCAAGCCTTGATCAAGTATCGTCAACGTGCCAGCAACAGCCAAGAAGAAAGCTATGCATTCTTAGACTTACTGCCAGAAACACAAGAGTACATACTGCCTAAAGAAGTTATGACAGTACGCTACATTTATCGTCGTGGTATTGGCTCTGTTACAGGTACTACTGCAAGTCAGTTTGAACCATTTGCAAGCGGCTACTTGAACACTTACATGTTGGTTGCAGGGCGTGTGGGCGGTTTAGTTAACTATGAACTGTTTACACAGTATCAAGAGCTGGCCATGCGTATGTTTGGTGGGCACATGAACTTTACATTCAATCCAGCAACCAAAAAGCTGACGATTGTGCGTAAGATGCCCAATCAAGGTCCAGGCTTTGGTGAACTAACAGAAAGCGTGATGCTGCACTTGTACAATCACAAACCTGATATCATGTTGCTGAATGATCATCAAGCATTTCCGTGGTTAGAAGAATATGCTTACAGCTTTGCCAAACGTATTGTAGGTGAAGCTAGAGAAAAGTTTAATACCATTGCTGGTCCCAGTGGCGGCACAAGCCTAAACGGTGCAGCACTAAAAACAGAAGCCCAGACTGAAATGGACAAGCTAGAAGAAGACCTAAAGAATTACGTTGACGGATCAATGCCATTGACATGGGTGATTGGATAATATGAAAATTAATGAAGTTATCACTGAAGAAAACAAAAAAGGCAAATTGACCAAGCGTCAGCAACAAGCAACCAGTGGCTTAAACAAATTCACTGACGGCGATCGCTGGAACGGTGACTATACATTATATCGTTTGGGACTAGCAGTGGCCAGTACAGATGGTAAAACAGTTCCTGACACTGACAAAGAATCTTGGGTAGGTAAATGGAAACTGGCAGCACCGTATAGTCAAGCTGATCAGGACATGCTAGAAAGAGCCTATGAAGCAGTTGGTGCGAAGCATGAAGATCTCAATCACGGTGATATGCGTAGCCAAGAGCTTGAGGGCACAAACAAATCAAGTCCGGTTGCACCCAAGAAAAAGAACAAATACGGTGTTTGACTTTTGTAACAAAGTATAATATAATGCTCCTACTAAGGGGCATTTTTTATGATTATAGGCATTTGCGGATTCATAGGTTCTGGTAAAGATACAGCAGCAAACTACTTGGTAGGTTGGCATGGCTTTAGGCGTGATAGTTTTGCTGGCGCACTCAAAGATGCAGTAGCAGCAGTGTTTGGCTGGGATAGAGAACTGCTAGAAGGATTGACTACAGAAGCTAGGGCTTGGCGTGAACAAGTAGATCCATGGTGGGCAGAACGTTTGAATATGCCACACTTAACTCCACGTTGGGTACTGCAATACTGGGGCACAGAAGTATGTCGCCAGGGATTTCATGATGATATCTGGATTGCAGCACTAGAAAACAGACTACGTACTCGTGCAGGTCATACAGTTATTAGCGATGTACGTTTTCCTAATGAAGTAGCATCAATACGTAATGCTGGCGGGCGTATAATATGGATCCGACGTGGTGCAGATCCTGAGTGGTGCGATACTCTTGTTGAAATGCGTCAAAATACTACACTGGGCATTTGCACAGATTACATGCAGCAGTTTAACGTGCATGCCAGCGAGTGGGCTTGGGTAGGTACTAGATTTGATGCAGTTGTTGACAACAATGGCAGCGTAGACGAGTTATACGAGCAGCTTAAAAATCTGGTGTAAGCGGGCTTTGTTTCCAACCAGTTTTACTGTTATTAATATCAATACTACAATTAGCACAGATAGTTTTTAAGTTCATCCAGTCGTTGTTTTTGAGATTGCCGTCTAAGTAGTACACAAACATTTGATGTGGTGTTTTGCTCTTAAACCCACATCTTTCACATACGAGCTTTTTGGTATATCCGGCTCGCTGCCAGGCCAGTGCAGGTGCTTTTCCTCGTTTGCCTTTACGGGCACAAGCACTACATACCCGCCTATATCTAATCTTGTCGCCTGATCTGTAGTTTATAGCTACAGGATTACCTCTACAAGCAGTACAAAGTGGTCTAGTCATGCTAGTATTTATATACAAACCTTTCGAAAGGCTCCTGTAACACACCATTTTAGCCCATTCCTAATAAATATCAATAACATGTATTGAAAAGGAAAACCATGGCACTAGTATCTCCAGGACTACAAATTACAGTTACAGACGAGAGTCAGTACATTCCAGGCGCGG